ACCAGGTTGACAATCTCGCCCAGCCCGTTGCGCTGGATCCATGCCAGCCCCCGTCCGCCCGTCAGCACCTGTTCGAACAGCCACTTGCGGAACTCGAAGGACGATTGCTCTTCGTTCGGCGCGTCGTGCAGCAGGCGCGCCAGGGGCGTGTCCGTCACCTTCGTCCGGCTGCCATCGCTCTTGCGGCGGTAAAGGTTCATCGGCAGCCCGGCCAGCGTGCCGGGAATGAAGTTCACCGCCGCCCAGATCGCCGGGACACCAAGGGCGGCGTCGATGGTGACCGGAACATCCGCCACTCCATCCATCCAGCTGATGTTCAGCGCCTGGTAAAACTCAGACGGCGACGCGCTTTGCGCCACGGTCGCCCGGGCCTCCGGCGCAGACCGGCCAATCTGGATGCCGAGGATCTTCATCAGACAGCCAGCCGAAAGTTCGGGTCAAGATCCCACGGCGTGACGCCACCGCCTGCCGCTGTCGGGTTCCGGCTCATCAGCGCGAAGGCGTTGAACATGGCAATCAGGGGGTCGATCTTGGCCTTGCCGGCCGTCTCTTTCGTGATCAGCACGGCGTTCCCCTTTTGCTCGGCCTTCGCGTTGCCGATGCACCAGGCCATCAGGCGCTGGCCCCCGTGCACGAAGGTTCCATCCATCAGTTTCCGTTCCAGCCCCCAGATCGCCGACGACAGCCGGTAACCCTGCGCCACCGCCACCATCTGCGCCTCTGTCACGCCCGCACCCGCCAGGGCGTCGACCAGGGCCGCGACACCAGCGGCATCGAGCCCGACCGCCTCGGCCTCGGGCAGAATGCCCGCGTCCATCAGCGTGCCGACGATGTCGCACATCTCTTCGTGGTCCTGCGTCGGCCGTTCGCAGAAGGTCAGGTCGCCATCGTTGGCAAAGTCCTGCAGCGCCGGGATGATCTCTTTCCGCCGCTGCAGCACCGTCGGATGCGCCCAGGCGTGCGCCCAGCCGATCAGCCGCCTTGTCTCCCGTTCCCGCCCGATGACCCCCAGCCCCCCGAGGTCATCGGCGCCCCCGCCGTCGATCCCGACCGTCGCCACTTCGCACCGCTCAATCAGCTTCTGCAGCCCAATCAGCCCGCCGCCCTGCACCTCAATCCGCAGCGCGCCCTGCCAGAAGTCGGCCCCGACCCATGTCCAGTCGCCCTGCGCTTGGCCGATCTCGACATTGAAGTGCTGCGAGGCCAGAAGGTTCAGCGCCTCTGGCCCCTTGGCCTCGGCCGCGATCAGCTCTTCGCGCAGAAAGTCTTCACTGACCGATCGACCCAGGTTCGGGTTGACCAGCCCCCAGGTCGCCGGGTTCTTCCAGCCGCCGTCCCGTGCCAGCGCCACCGGCAGCTCGTAGAGGATCGGCAACAGCGGCAGGACCAGCTTCCCGTCCCTGACCGCCCGCGCCTTTACCACCTCAGCCGCGAAGACACCCTGCGGCGGCTTCTTCGACTGCGTCGTGATCTGCAGCATGAACCCGGTGTTGTCCGGGTGCGAAATGCCACCCCTCAGCTCGACGAACACGTCGCTGGCCGAGGGCTTCGTTGCGAAGACGTGCGTCTCGTCGATCAGGACGCAGCTGGCCTTCGACCCGGTGACCACATCGGTGTCGGCGGCCTTGACCACCATCTCCGACGGGCAGTCCGGGCTCAGGTGCTTGATCTTCTTCTCGCTCGTGTGGATCGAGAAGAGGTCGATCAGCGCCACGCCCGATTTCATCACCGTCAGCTTGATGATGCCCGAGGCCTGCTTGAACGACCGCTGCGCCACCTGGATCGTCGGCGCGATCAGCAGAAGCTCGGCGTCCGGCCGCTCGTTCAGGATCTGCGCCGTCACCATGATCGCCGCGGCGAGGCTGGTCTTGCCGTTCTTCTTCGGGATCATCAGGAAGTATTCCCTGATCATCCGTGCCTGCGTCTCGACATCGAAGGCGCCGAAGATCGCCCGCACCAGGTCGAAGACCCATGGCTCGCAGACTTCGCCATGCGTCGGGCGGCCCTTGATGTCTGGCACCCGGAGCTGCTTGAAGATCCGCAGCGCCTTGTCGGCGCGGGCCAGATCAAGCGGCAGGTCGGGGATCAGCGTCCGCCGGTTGCGGATTCGATCTTCCCAGTCGGGCAGCGCAGTCGACCAGGACTGGACGGCCGCCGGATGGTCCAGCATCAGTGCGCCTTCGAACCCCGGCCTGGCTGCAGGTCAGGGTCGATCGCCAGGGCCGCTTGCGCGGCATCGGCCGCCACGGTGCCCTTCTTGACGTAGGCCCCCGGACGGGCAGCCGGTTGGGCGGGCCGGACCTCATCCTCTTCTTCATCGTCTTCGCGTGCCCTGGCCGTGCGGGCCATCCGGTCGTTTACTTCCAGCATGCGATCGAAGGCTTTCATTGCGCCGACGTTGCCCTTCTCGACCTGCGCCCAAAGCAGCTCGGCCCGCCGGGCGTCAAGGGCATCACGGGCCAGGCCCCTCAGTTTCAGAACTGAAAGATAATGCCGCCGCAAGGTGGGTTGGGTGATGTTCAGCGCATTGGCGATCCGCTCATTCGACCAGCCGAACGCCAGTAACATCTTGACGCGATTGACATTTTCCGGCGACGGCAAATGCGGAGGCCGTCCCCGCCGCCCTTTCCAGGGCATCACCGGCCAGCCGAAGAGGCAAGGCTGCTCTGTGATTTCCTGACTCAAGAAAAAAATCCTCCGAATGGCTACCCACGCCGGTCCCTAGCAGCCGGCCTTTCAGACTTTGACCCACCCCCCCCGTCATGCGCGGCGGGCGGCGGCCTCTTCCTTCTGCTTCACGCTGTCATGGCACCGCTTGCAGAGGCACCACACGTTGCCCTCATCCCAGAACAGCACCTCATCCCCGCGATGGGGAACCTTGTGGTCACCGACCAGCTCCGAGGTCTTCGGCTCCACCGTCTTGCAGATCTGGCAGGTGAAGAGATCGCGGACCAGCACCTGCCACCGCAACCGACGCCAGCGTTGCGTCTTGTACCAGGCGCGGTGTTCCTGCACCCGATCGCGCGCCCGGCTGGCCGCTGCCTTGTCATCGTTCAGGAAGGCGAGCCTTGGCTTGACCACGGGCAGCGGCCCGCGCAGCTGGCGCAGCTTGCCCATGGGTCACCGGATGTAAGGGAGTGGAAACAGAACCGCGCCCGGAAGCGGTTTGCTTCGGGCGCGGCTATGGAGAATATCCAGACACATACTCTCGACGGACCTAAGCGTCAAGCCCCATGTTGTGGGGGCCTAATCCCGATACCCCTGCATCCTGTCCAGCGCCCCACGGATAGCGTCCCGCAGCTGACGCCTATGCTCTCCCTTCTCGGCCCAGCCGAAGCGGCGCAGCACCTCGCTCAGGTCCACGCCACCGAGGCAGACCATGTCCACCACGGCCCGCACCGTGATCCTTGCCCGGCCGTTGCCCCGGTCCATGTGGCGCCGCACGTCCATCGCCACCCCGTCACCGATGCGCGCCTGCAGCTCGGCAAGCTGGCGGCCGCGATCCATGAAGCTGTCGATGAAATGGCCCGACCCGCCACCCTCACGCCCGGCTTCAAGGCTCGCGCATTTCATCGCGCTGCCGTCCCGCCATTCGACCAGGGCAGCGTAGAGCTCGGCCATCGCCACCTGCGCCGGGCTGTAGGGTGGCACGAAGGGCGCGTCGGGCTTCCGCGCCTCATGCCGCTGGCGGGCCTGGGCGACGGCGGCGGCGAGGGGCGAGAGGGCACGCCAGTGCATCCCTTCGACCCGGCGCATCCCGCCCGATGTGACGGTGAAGTTCGGCACCTGCGCCTGCGGCCCGCGTGCCGGGGCGATCGGCGCGGCCCGCATCGCCTCTGGCGGGGTGGCATGGTCCAGCATCGCCCGCAGCGCCTTGCCCTCGGCGAGGGTGCGCGCCGCACCGGCCACGGGATCAAGCCTGAGCGAGGCGGTCTGGAAGGCCTGGCCGACCTTAACCCGGTCAAATCGCTTGGAATGATCGGTCATGCCGTGGCCCTTTCGCCAGATGTTGTGGCCCATCCTTCATTCAACCCAATGGGTTGATATCCCTCTTTTTTCAAAGGGAGGTTGGGGAGGTTGGAAAATAGGAAAAGGGAGGTTGAAAGGGATGATCTGGAAAAGGGAAGATGACGGCATATCAAGGACTTGCCGGTAAAAAGGGGAGGTTGGGGAGCTTGGGGAGGATGTTTTCTTGCGTCATGTGAGAGGACGCCTTTCCCCACATCACCATCATCCATCCCCCAGACCCCGATGAAGACGTGCGCACGTGTATGACGCGCGATCAAGCTCCCCAAGCTCCCCAACCTCCCTGAATGCTGGTCAAGCCCATGATCCGCAACACTTTCCCCCGAACCCCGATCAGGGCCGGAACCTCCCCGAAAGGGCGGGTTCAACCTCCCTGACCTCCCCGAAAGCGTCCTGCCGTGGGTGCGGGAGAGGTGCATCAGAACTCACCGCTGTAGTCTGGGCTGGGCGGGTCGTCCTGCGGAATGGCCCCGACGGTCAGGGCCCGACCCCGTGTGTCCTTCGGTGCGGCGTCCCAATCCTTGCGGAAGAAGGCGGTGAAGCGCAGGCCGTCGTAGAACATGCGGCCGCCGCTTTTCACCTGGGTGAACTTCTGCCCGGTGCGGCGCGATCGCCAGCGGCGGGCGTGGTCGGCCATGGCCTTGGCGATGGTGCGGTCGCGGTACTGGCCTTCGCCCCGCGCGGTCAGCCAGTAGTTGAAGGCGTTGACAAGCTCGGCCGCGCCGATGCGGTCGCCGTCCTCGCCGGTGATCTCGCAGGCCTCATCGAGGAAGGCGCCATAGGGGTCGCTTTCCTCGCGCAGGGCAGAGGTCGCGTTCCTGACCTCGGACGGTTCCATCAGCCCGCCTTCGAGGTAGGCAAGGCACCCCTCGACCAGCCAGTTCAGGATGCCAGAGGCTTCGGCGAAGAGCTCGGCATCGATCTCCTGTTTCGGCCGTCTTTGGGCCTCGGGGATCTGCACCGGGAATTCCACGATCTTGACCCGGCGCCAGATGCCGTCATCGGTGCCCCGGAAGACCGGCTTGTGGTTCCCGCTGACGAAGGTCTTCTGGTAGGTGGTGACCTCGACGAAGTCGCCGAAAAGGCCGCGGATCAGCATCGGCTCGCCGCCGGTCATTTCCTTGATGAAGGATTCCTGCCACTGGATGCCCTCGGCGGGCTCCGACGTGGTGCCAAGCCGCGCGCCGATCAGCTGCATGAGGTCCGGAGTGGCGTCGCTGCCCGATCGCCGGTTCGTGCCGGTCAGGCTTTCGATCTTCACCTTGGCGGCGTAGTCGTCCATCATCCGGTGCAGAAGGTCCATCAGGACCGACTTGCCGTTCGCGCCGTCGCCATAAAGGAAGAAGATCACCTGCTCGATCACGGCCAGCATGGACAGGCCGAAGGCGCGCTGCAGGTAGCCCTGCACCTCGGGCCGGGGCTGGATCAGGTTCAGGAAGGCCTGAAACGAAGGGCAGCGCGCGTCGGGGTCATAGGCCACGTTCATGCGCTTGGTGATCAGGTCGGCCGGATCATGCGGGCGGAACTCCACCTCGGCGCGCCGGATCCTGCCGTGCAGGACCACCCTGAAATGCAGGGTGCCGTTCAGAAGGTTGACCTTCAGCGGGTCGGCGTCCAGCTGGTCGACGGTGGCCGACAGCATGACCCCGCCTTCGTTCAGCATGTTGTTCATCGTCGAGGTGTTGCCGGCCTGCTTTGCGTGCCGCAGGCGCTGCGCGACGCGGTCCTGGGCGCGGGCCAGGACTTCCTCGATCTCGGCCTTCTCGACCCGCAGGGCGTCAATCTCCGCACTGGCCTCGGGCGTGCGGTCCTTGGCGGGCGTGTCCAGCAGCTCAGCAAGGCGGGTCGCGATGGCGCGGGCGCGCTTGTGCAGGTCGGATTCGTTCCGGGGCCGCAGGAACACCGTCTCGCGGCTGATCCAGTCCGACATGCAGTGGACGAGCTTGCGCGTGGCAACGCCGCCTGGCGCGTCCTTCTTGACCGGCGGGTCGAACTTCCACCGGGTGGTGTCCCAGATGTGCCAGCCGATGTTCGGCACGAAACGCGCGGCGGTGCCGTAGTAGATCGCGAACCGCTTGCCGTTGCCCACGTCGTGCATGGGAAGCTCGGAGGCGCGCTCGACGCGGCCCCAGTCGATCCCGTCGCCATCGGTCGGACCGTCCGGCGGCGGCAGGTCGCCCCCGTGATCAAGGTCGGACGGGTCAGGTCCGGGATCACCGGCATGGCGGTCATCGGGATCCGCGTGGCGCGCTTCGGCCGGGCGCGCTTCGGCGGGGCCGGGCGCATCGGCAGGCAGGATTCCGGCGAAGGGGTCGGGCTTCTTTTTCCGGGTCATGCCGCAGCGTCCTTTGCCGGTTGCGCGAAGGCCAGGAAGGCAGCGCGGTCTTCCGGGGCAAGGCTGTTCCAGATCTCGACCATCGCGCGCTTGCGGGCGTTGATCGCCAGGATCATCTGGCCGCGCGCCAGGCGTCTCAGGCAGGCCGCCAGCATTGCCGCGACCTGGCTGCCCGGCGCGCAATCGGCCCACCAGTCCGCCTCGGACTGCAGCATGTGGCTGAAGGGCGCGAGCGTCAGCTCGTCGGGGGCGACCAGATCGAGGAAGGCATCGGCCACGGCCACGGCGGCCTCAGGGTTCCGCTCATGCACCGCCATCAGGGCGCGCAGGCAGACCATCGCCTCTTCCCGCGCGACGAAGGCATCGAGGTCGATCGGCGGCGGGGGCGTGTCGCGGGCGGCGTCGGTCATTGCTGCCTCCGCCGGCGGTTGGCCTTGCTGACGGCGGCCAGCGAAACGCCGCAGGCCCGGGCCGCATCCGTGACCGACGGATAGGCCTTGCCGCGATAGACGCAAGGCTTGCCCGGCCGCGCCCGCCGCAGGCCGACCTCGTCTATCCGACCTTCCTCCAGGGCACGGGCGACGGTCCTGTGATTCACACCCAAGGCGCGCGCGGCCGCCGCCATGCTGACATAGACATTGCCGCGAATGCGGACCGGGCAACCGTTGTGCTCAGCCATCACCAGCCTCCCAGCTTCGACTTCGCCACGCGGATCGCGTCGGTTGCGATGGCGCGGCTGAGGTCGAGGTGGGCCAGGCACCAGTCCCGCGCGCCGGCGGCGGTGCGGCGGCGGGGGGCGGCGACGAGAATCCCGCTGGCCGCGTCGCGCAGCGCCTCGATCCGGCTGGATTTCGAGGACAGCGGCAGGGTGCGCTCGATCAGGTGCAGGGCCAGATCCATGTCCGGTGTGTCGATCCGGCTCGTCGCGACGCAGATCAGCGCGGCGATCAGCACCTGGTCGGCATCCGCCGGGTTGATCCGGCCCGAGGGATAGGCAGCCCCGTCAGCCATGGATATCCACCCGGCCCGCGTCGACCGGAACGAAGGCCATCAGCTGAGACACCGTCGCCCGCAGGTGCCGCCCGGCAAGGGCGACCTCTTCCAGGCGACCGTGGCTGTCGCGCAGGGCTTCGGTGAACTGTTCCGCTGCCCGCCGCAGCTGCGGCATGTCCTCGCGTGCCGCCTGGCGCAGGGCAAAGGCCGCCGCCATGGGCACGGCGCGGGTTTCAGGCGCGACCATCGCCGTCAGCGCGACGGCATGGGCCTGTGACAAGACCTGCAGTTCATTCCGGGTCATGCCCAAGGCTCCTTCGGCAAGGTGACCTTTGCGCGCAGGGCGACGCCGCTGTTGCTGGTGGGATAGGGAACCTCGACCGACTTGCGCTCTGAACGCTCAGCCACCGGAACAACAGGCTCTCTGCCGGTGCACTTAAAGCACTGGCAGTATGGGGCCATGTGGTTGTGGGCCCTGCAAACCCCCGACCGGTTTCGCTCGTAAAGCGAGGCGTCGCATCCGGGGACCGAACAGCGGCGTGTCATACCTCGGCCCCCGAAAGCTCGCCGCCGCAGGCCGCATAGCCCGCAATATCGACCCAGTTGTCGGCGTGGCCGGGGTTGCCCCAGGCGCGCACGGTCTTGAGGTCGACCATCATGATCGACACCTGCGCGGCCGTGACCGGCACGCCCAGACGCACCGACCAGATCGCCGCGATCGCCGCGAAGCTGTTCGCCAGCGCGCCATGCGTGGCGGCGCGGTCCTTCGTGACCGCCTGCTTTGCCACATCGAGGACGGCGGTGCGGGACAGCCGGACGGCGGCCACAGCCTTAGCGTCGGCCGGGGCGGTGTCATAGTCGCGGCCGAGCACATACGCTTCGGACGGACCATAGACATACCAATCGGCACTTTTTCCTGATGTCATGACGCCTTCCCCCACTGATATCCCCGCAGCACCTCGGCCATCGGCTCGCCGCTTTCGCTCAGATCGGCGTCGCGGACGGCGGTCAGCGTGGTCTGCACATGGCTTGCCCCGCAGCGCGCGGCGCGGGCGATGGCGGCAACCGACAGCCCGGCAGAGCGGTCCTGTCGCTCGACCTCGGCCAGCGCGGCGGCCCTGACCGTCTCCATGATCGCCATGTTTTCCAACGCGCTGGCCAGCTGCCGCGCCTGGGCGGGCGTGAACTGCGGGCGAACGAAGCCCTGCGCATCGCAGATGGTCGAGGCCACGATCAGCGACCGCGCCAGGTCCTGCACCGTCTCGGCCTTGTAATGGTAGCGGATGGTCGGGGCGTCGGTCATGCGGCAGCCCCCGCCCTTGCGATCATCATCCGCAGCGCCTCGCGTGCCCGCACGGCCTGCGGCACCGATTTATCGAGGCTGGCCTGCGCGTCCTCGATGACCTTGAAGGGATTCCGCATTTCCAGCGCGCGGACAAGATGGTCCCGGGGCGGGACATAGGCGGCCGCGACCGCATTGATCCAGGGGCGCAGCAGGAAGTCCGAATAGCAGACGGCACGGTCCAGCGCCGGGACCGCGCGCAGGGCGGCCAGCGCGGCGGTGATCGCCCGATCCTGTCCCGCCTCGACCAGCGACCGGATCAGCCCGATCGCGTAGATCTCGCCCGGCTTCTTCAGCGCAGACGAGGCATTGGACCGCATCAGCCGGCACCCGGCGGCGCTGACGGCCGCATCGGCCCTGACGGCCCAGTCGTCACCGGCCGAGAACGCGGCCTTGAAGATGTGGAACACGCTGACCCGGATAGACTGGCTGTTGACCCAGGCAAAGGCGCGGGACTGTTCCTCGATCCCGACCTGGACGACCATGGCGGGAACCTCCGCAATGCCGCAAAGAGCGGCAGCGTGGACCCGGTGCTGCCCGTCGATCACCGCAAACAACCCGCCCATGACCGGCGCGACCAGGACCGGCGAAAACCGGCTCCACTGGAAATTGGCCGCGATCTTCTCGATTGCCTTCCAGTTCCCCGCCAGCAAAGGGCGCTGGTAATCGTCATCGATCACCAGCTTGTCGACCGCCAGCCATTGCAGCATCGGCGCGGGGCCGGGGTTCGGCACGACCTGCGCGCGCCCGTCGATGTGGATCCCGCGATGCGTCATGCCGCCACCCCCGGGTTGCCCCGGCGCGCGGACACCACTCTACGCGCCGGGGCAGGAAGGCAGACGCCCCACACCGAAGGACCGGATGCCGTTGCCCCGTCGCTGCGGCGGTCACCCGCCCCTGCGCCAAGTCTGATTTCCGGCCACGCGACGCGCGGCAGATACCGGGAACCGCCCGGCAGCGGACCAGGCGCACAGCGCGCCGGATGGGAATGGGGTGGGGTCATGATCCGAACCGCCCCTCGGGGATGTAAAGGCAGATGATCCGCTCTGCCGGTGTGACTGCTGACGGGCTGGGGTTGTCGGTCCGAACGCAGGCGTGCCAATGGTCATCCTCGGACGGCAGGACCTGGTCGAACGGCACTAGTTCGACCATCGGGGCCAAGTTGACCATCGGGTGCTGGCCGGGGCGCAGCGCGACCCGCCAGCCGTTCGGCGTCCAGGTGACGGCGCTGGCCGCGATCGGCGCGCAGTCCTTGCCGGAACAGCAGGCCTGCGAATACCAGCTGTGACCGAAGGCCTGGCCGACGCCCGCGCCGCAGATCAGGCCAAGGGCGACGGCCGCCACTCCAACCCATTTGACCGCGCGATCATGGCGGCGCTTGGCCGCCTCGACCATGTCGTCAAGCTCGCCGCGCGACAGGGTGACCATCCGGCCCCGGGTGACCGGGCGGGCATCGGTGCCGGGCGTTGCCTCACCCCATCCGCGCTGCCAGCTCATGGCCCCACCCGCCAGCCAAGGATGATCAGCCCGATCAGGGCAAAGGCGATCACCGCCAGGATCAGCACGATGGCCGGGCCGAGGTAGGACCCGCGGCCTTCGTCGTCATCGGCGAAGACGGGCCAGTCGCGGCCCAGCTCGCTCGGCTCGGGGTCGACCTCGTAGTCAACCGGAATGGAACGGCGGGGCGGGATCATGCCACCCTCCCGACCAGGATCGCCGCGAACTCGCGCGGGAACTCGGTCGCGGCCCAGACCATCGCGGTCCCGGTCGGCACGACCTTGCCGTCATACCAGTTGCAGGCGGTCTGGAACGTCACGTCGGCCCGGCGCGACAGGTCCGTCCGGCTGCGGGTGACGGTCCGGCAGAACCGGCCCCAGTTCTCCATGCATTCGTCGCGGTCGATCGGCGTGGCGAAGGTCACGGTCTGCGCCGACAGCCGCCCCCGCCGCCAGCGCGCGGCCCCGGACCAGCGCCCCCGCCCCTCGAAGGCATTTGCCTGCGACATTGGAGGGGTCGCCGTGAGACGACGTTTCGGCACGGCCTGGCTGGCCGCAAGACGCAAGGAAGGGCGAGGCAATGACATCACGCGGCATCCTCTGTGGTGGAGGGCGGGGAGACGGCGCTGGACCGCCATGCGTCGACCGGAACGGCGCCGTCGGTCGCGCGTTCAATCTGAAAGGCCAGCGGAAGGCTTGGCACCTTCCTGCCGTTTACCAGCTGCGACATGTAGCCCCGGTTGATTCCAAGCATGTCCGCGAGTGCCGACTGCCTGGTCCCGGACGCATTGAGAAACTGCTGCAGTTTTTCCATGGCGGGAAGTTGGCATGGAGCAAACAAGTTTGCAAGCGGAAATGTTGGCTGGCAGCGATTAGCGTTTGCAGGCCGTTGGCGCGATGATGACGAATTGGAGCCGGCGAGACGACGGAGGCCGCGATTGTCCCTGCATTTGAAACACTTTCGCCTTCAGAAAGGCCTGACCCTCGACCAACTTGCCGAGGTCAGCGGCCTGTCGAAGGGCTTCCTGTCGCAGCTTGAAACCGGCGCGCGGCAACCCAGCATGGAAACCATCAACATCCTGTCGACCGCGTTAAACGTTGCCGAGGCTGACCTCATCGGGCCGGCGGGCTTCGCCGAACCGGGCGCACCGGCCAGCATGGCGCGGCGTATCCTCATGGACCTCGATCGTGAACCTGTTGAAGGCGGGCAGGATTTCAAGCTCGGCACCGACGGCCAGCGCGTCCAGATCATTGCGACGGTTGATCGGGCCGGATTGCAGCGGCTGATCAAGCAGCTCGAAGCGATGAAGCTTTTTCTGGACGCATGAAAAACCCAGCCATGATCCGCAAGACGCTGGCAGCTCTCTCAATCCTGGCACTTTGCGGCGCGGCTCTACCCGCCGCGGCCCACGGCGGCGGCTGCCGCAAAAGTTCGCCGCCTGGACAATGCTGTCACAAGGACAACTCGACCGGCAGGGTTCACTGCCATTGATGGAAAGGTAGAATCATGGCGTTGCGATTCCAAAAACGCATCAAGATCATGCCGGGCGTCAGGGTGAACCTCAGCAAGAAGGGCATCAGCGCCAGCGTCGGCAAGCCGGGGGCTACGGTAAACCTGAACAAGGACGGCCTGCAGGGCACAGCCGGGGTTCCCGGAACGGGCCTGTCCTACAGAAGCCGGCGCCCGACCTCCTCGCGCGGCCAAGCAACATCGAAAGGTGGCCTCGCCTTCGCGGCTGGCGCTATCGCGCTGGTACTGATCGCCGTTGTGATCTGGGCCGTCTGAGGCATCATTCCATTCTCAAAGATTGCTGAAGGTGATGGGCCGCGAATCGACCTAAAATGATACACGTCTTGAAAGTTGGCATGTAGCAAACTTTTCCGCTTGCCAACTTGTTTGCTGTATGCAATCAATACCTCCATCGAACCACCCGATGGAGGCCACCATGCCCCTGCACCGCATCCTTCGCGTCACCACCCGCGGCGAACGACCGTCGGTCACGCTGCGCGAGGTGGCCCATTTTGAGGCCTACATCTTCACCGCTGACGAGATCGCCACGCTCGACGCCGGCGGCCATGTCATCCGGCCCGATGCGATCATCGTCGACCTCAACGCCTATTACGATGCGGCCGAGGCTGAACGCGGCACCCTGGCGCTGCAGGCGGTGGGCTGATGTTCCGGCTGGTCGCCCCTTCCGATCTGGTCTCGCTGACCCTGCCCGAGGCGCGCCGCCTTGTCGGGGACGCGGACCTTGCGGCGGCGACCGATCCTCAGCGCCGGGCTCTTGCCTGGGCCACCTGCCTTGCCGCCCGTCACGGCCAGCTCGCCCCGTTCCTGCTTCTGGTCACGCCTGACCAGCCAGCCCACCCCGAACCGCCAAAGGATGCCGCATGACCGCCGCGATCCATCACTTCCCCGTGCTTGCCGCCTTTTTGGCCCAGAGAGAGGCCGAGGCCCGCCGGACCGACATCGTCACCGCCGCCCGCGCTATCCTGCGCTCGGCTGCGAACCACGATGACGCGATCCTGATCGAGGCTTGCACCGCCCTGCAGACATGGGGCGACGGCACTGACTGGCTGCAGGGCGACGCGATGCTTCTGGCGATCCGCCTGCGTGCCCGCCGCCGCGCCGCCGATGCTGCGAAGGCCACGGTCCGCAAGGGCACCATCCGCGCCGCCCTGGTCGATTGCGCCGGGCTGACGGTGATCATCGCCGTGGCGCTGGCCGTCTACATGGCCGGCCCCTGACAGATCCCCGGCCGCGCGGGGGCCTGCGCGGCACGACTGCCTCCCTGTTGGAACCTACCCCGGCGGCGCTCCTCCCACCCTCCCGAAGCCGCCGGGGGATTTTCCACCGAAACCCCCGAAAGGATCCACGACCATGAAGACCTTCCTGACCCTGACCGCTGCCATCATCGGCGGCATCCTGATGCCCGCGCTGGTGATGGCCGGCCCGACCGAGACCATCACCGGCTGCGCGACCGTGCCGGTCGAAGGCTCGAACTACACCGTCCGCGCCGACGTGACCTGCGCGCTTTCGACCGACGAAAGCGACGGCTCGGGCCTCCTGACCGCCTTTGCCGCCGCAGCCCTGATCGACGCGCTGACCCCCGACGAAGAGGAAGACGCCGAGTAACCGGCCCTTCCCCGGCCTGCCGCCTCGCTCCCGGGCGGCAGGCTTGATGAAGGACCGAGAGGAACCCCATGCAAGTCACCGCCCTTTACGACATGCACTTCGGCCACGGCAACAGCGCCGAGGTCATCCATCGCGGCACCACGTTCAGCCCGCCCGGCACCGGCCAGATGAACGCCCGCGAACACGCCCAGTCCCTGATCCATCAGGGCGCCTGCTGCGCCGAGGAAGACTTTGCCCGCCTGAACGCCAAGCGCGAGGCGGGCGCGAAGTGGGCCGTGGGTGAAGTCGCCCGGCTGACCACGATCAGGAGAGGATGACCCGATGACCGCTCACGACCCAAAGGTATTTGACCCCCTGTTTCTCGCGGCAATCACCGCTCCGGCGGAACGGCTGCGCGCGATCTTCCGCCAGCTGGCCCCGGCCTTCGCGCGCCGCAGCTCGGTCGCAGTGCTGGAAACCGTCCTGATCGAGGCGGGCAAGAACGGGACAATCTTCCGGCTGACCGACCTCGACATGCAGATCACCGTCACGGCCGACGACCTGACCTGCGCCGCACCGTTCAGGGCCTGCGTCCCCTTCGGGCTTTTGCGCAGCGTCGCCGCCACCTTCGACGGGACGATCCGCATCAGCCTCACGAAGGCTGACAGGAAGGACACGCCTGACCGGCTGACCCTTGCCGCCGATGACGGCTCATCCGCGACGATCAACCTTCTCTGCCCGCCCGAGGACTTCCCGGAATGGGTCGGCCCCGAGGACGGCTGGACCGAGACCGAGACGACCCCGGCCCAGCTGCGCCGCATGTTCGCCCTCTCGCGCCCCTGCATTTCGACCGAGGAAACCCGCTACTACCTGAACGGCGTCTACCTCTGCCAGAAGCCGGGCGGCGACACGCTGCGCGCCGTGGCGACGGACGGGCACCGCATGGCGGTGATCGACGGGCCGATACCTGCAGCCGCGACCATCAGCGCGATCCTGCCCACCGACCTTGTCGGCGCGATCCTGGCGACGCTCGACCCGAAGGCAAACGAACCCGTGACGCTGGCCCTGACCAGCATCCGTGCTCGCATCATTGCCGGGCCGGTCAGGATCGACGCCAAGCTGATCGACGGCACCTTCCCGGACTACACGAAGGTGATCCCCACGGCCGACCCGCGCCTGTCGATCACGATGACAGCCACCGCCCTGCGCCGCCTGATGCCGTTTTTCACCGCCTCCGTCTGCGCCGTGAAATTCAGCGACGGCTGGGCCAGCACCGGAGACCGCGAAAGCGGAACCGCGCGCGTGCCGGTGAAGATGACTGCCTTGATAGACGGTCAGTCACTGGACATGAAGGTACCTGGCATCGTCCGAACCACAACCTACGGCTTCAACCTGCGCTACCTGGTCGACCAGGCGCGCCTGACGCCCACCTTCCGCATGGACGTTGCCTCCCCCTCAGATCCCGCGCGCATCCACGGCGAAGACCCGGACGCGATGTGGATGATCATGCCGATGTGGGGGTGTGACCCATGAGCAGCTCTGCCGAATTGAACAAGTTCCTCTTCGCCGCCCTCGAACGGCTGGACGTGGAGAACATGACGCCCGAACAGATCGAGGCCGAGACGCCTGCCGAAGCCGCCGCCGAGATCGCCCGCCTTCGGGACGCACTGATCGAAGCGCGGCACCACGTTTATCAGGCGAGCATTGATCGCGCCCAACCCACAGAGGCGAGCGAAGCACTTACGCTTATCGATGCCGCGCTCACCGCCAGCAAGGAGGGCAAGGAATGGCCGCGCCGGAGTTGAAGCCGTGCCCGTTTTGTGGGGCGGCACCGGAATACACACCTCCGTCGGAGGTTTCTGATTTTCCGTTCATAGCTTGCCCAAGCGTTCTAACAACTCCAGAGGGCTTCGAAGAATGCTGCGGGGTATCATCCCAAAGCGCTTCCCACTGGAACAATCGCGCCGGCCTGTTCGACGCCAAGGAGGCCGAGATCGCGGACCTTCGCCGACAGCTTGCCGAGGCGGAAGCGGAAAACTTCCGGCTCAAGGATCGCGTTCACCGCCTGCAACGCTCACGCATGGAAGGACCAAACGAATGACGCTGCAAGAGGCGATTGCCGAGGTAAGGCGACATTCAAATCTTTCGCTTCCGCAAGAAACGATCCAACAAATCCTCAACGCCGTAGCATCCGGCGACCTGATCCCCAAAGCCGACGCGGGGGCCGCTAGTACCGGTCCTTTCTCATCTCAGCCGGGGGAGGTGCCCGCGTCGAGCGCCCCGGCGCTTATCCCCAAAGCCGACGCGGACCTTGCCATTGCCGAGGCGCTGCGGACGGCGGGGGAGGTCGTCGAGGAACATTTCCCCGGCACCCTCTACGCATCCAATCGCACCAAAGTGATTGCCGACATCAACAGGATCGCCAACCAGGACCATCTGGCCGGGGTGACGGCGATGCGGGCGGACCTTGAGGCAACACGTCGCCTGTTGATGGCAGAAGCCGACGCAAGCCTTGAACGCTTGGCCCGTGCCGAAGCCGCAGAGGCCGAGGTGACGCGGCTGCGGGAGGCGCTGGTCGAAGCGCGCGACGAGGCGCACAGCTTGGCTCACAATGAATATGATGGCGTCTGGAACGAGCAAGACTTTGCGAACCTTACGCCACTTGCTGACGCCGCCCTCACGCGCAAGGGAGAGCCGACATGACCGAAGCTGAAGCTGACCGCCGCATAAGCCCTGCCGTCAAAGGCTACTGCCTAGTGCAGAAAGCGGGCAACATCATCACCATCGAGGTCGGGGCAGGCCTGGACGCGGACACAGTCTACAAGGCCGTGCGCGAGGCCGTCGCGCCTTTGGTGAAGCTGAGGCTGATGGATGAGGAAAAGCCGACATGACCGACGCACAGATCGAGGGCATCGCCCGCGTCACCGCCGCCTGATCCGCGACCAGTAGGGCAGCAGCCGCCGCGGCTTCACCGCCGGAACACCCGCGTGACGGCGGCGAGGCCGAACAGGCTGAGGATTGCGGATTTCCTATGCTGGCGTAGACTGTGCCGGTCCGGGCTGTGTTTGCGGCACAACACCGGACCTAACCTAAACGGATCGCATGAGGATCGCGTCATGGCTGTCAATCATCTACCCTCGCCAGAGCTTCTTCGTCAACTTCTGGACTATGACCCCGAGACGGGTGCGCTTACATGGCGGCCACGGCCCGTCGATCTCTTCCCGAACGAGCGAGCAGCAAAGGGTTGGAACACTCAGTTTGCAGGCAGGGCGGCGCTAACCGCAGGAAACGGATCCGGGTATCGCCACGGGTCGATCTTTGACCAAAAGGTTTTCGCTCATCGTGCGATTTGGGCGCTGATGACCGGAGCGTGGCCAGAGGCGAGCATTGACCATGCGAACGGCAATCGGTCCGACAACAGGTGGATCAACCTGCGATCCGCCACGAGAAACGAAAACGCTCAAAACAAGCGCCCAACCGCCGGGGCAACGTCGCGTTTCCTTGGTGTCTGCTGGTCGACCAAAGAGCGTAGATGGATCGCTCAGATTCACGCGGAAGGAAAGAACCGCCGGGTCGGATGCTACACTGATGAGGTGCAAGCGGCGCGAGCCTACGATGGAGCGGCAACCGTCCATTTCGGCCCCTTTGCCAACCTCAATTTCCCTAGCGAGCGAGCCCCCTGATTGTCGTCGTGACGAAGAAAAACCCGACGATCACCGACTGGAGAGTGTAGAGCTCGGCCGATAGCGGGTCGGTCACGCCCCAGCCAAGCACTTTGTCCCAGATGACCAGCTTGGCATTGTAGATGATGAAGGGCAGCGCCCAAGCCAGCTGCACCAGCGTAATCCATCGACCGCCGATCGCGTGCGATGCCTGCCGAGCCTCTAGCCGGGCGATCTGCACTTCCGCCGCCAGCCGGTCGGCATCGTTCTGCGCGTTCAGCCGGGCTTCATAGGCCCGGCGCAGCTGGTCCGGGATTCCGCCGCCGAAGATCGAGGCGAGAAGGCGGATCACTTCCGCCCCCAGCCGAGGAACGCAGCCACGGCCGCCAGCGCGGACGCCGCGACGGGCGCGACCAGGCCGACCACCATCGGGATCGAGATCGGGTGCAGGTCGATGGTCTGCGCCACCGGGTCATAGGTCGCAAGGCCGAACATCGCAAGGATGGTGCCAGCGCCCGCGAGAAGGCTGGTCAGGTAAAAGGCGATGCGTGCAGGGGTCCACATGGGGTTTCCTCTCAGTTCCAGAAGGTAAGCCAATCCACGACGCCCGCGCCCCACTCCCAGACCGCGTAGGCAGCGGCTAGGACAGCGGCGACATAGGCGGCGGGGGGTGCTGTGACGGGAGTGCGGGCCGGGGCCTCTGGCGCGGGCTCTGGCGGGCGCTGCGGGGCAGTTCCCCACCCCGCCTCTTCCAGCGCGGCCGCGAATTGCCGGTGAAACCCGGCCACCTCACGGTCCGATCCGTCCTGCCCGTTCACGATCCGGCGCGGGTTCTGCGCTGGCGGCGCATCGAGGGCGGCGGGGAAGGCATAGTCGGCCAGCTTCCGCCCGGTGAACATGCCCTCGACCATGCCCCGCACGGCGATGCGGGCCGACACCTCGGGGCGCAGGGCGTCCTCGGGGCGGGTGATCCCGAACTTCGCATAGTTGGCCTTGTGGGTCAGCTGGATCTGGCCGCGCCCGAACCAGCCGTCGCGCCAGTAGGGCGTCTTGACCCATTTCAGCTTGCCCGCGGCGAAGGCCTTGTCGAGCCGCGCGATCACGGTCGCGTCGGACGGGGTCTTGTCCTTGTGCGACGGCATGACCGTTTCCTTGATCGGGAACATGTAGCCCCCGGTCTCGCGCCGGACCTGCGCCAGGACATTCGCCATGTGGTGCAGCGGCAGGCCCGGTCCGGCATCAAGAAGCGCGTTCATGCCTGCGACCTGTGACGCGCTCAGGCTGCCGCCGAAGGCCGGGCGGATCGCGTTGAAAAAGGCTTCGCGGTTCATGCTGCCCCCCAGAATGTTGCCACAATCCACTTGATCACGGTCGTCACGGTCGCCCCGAATGCACCGCCTGCGATGCCGACGCCGATGACCACGCCCTTTGCCTGCATGGCGCGGTCATGGATGGCCCGGTCCAGTGCGTTGAAGCGGTCGGTCACGGCCTCCGCCACATCCGCCCGGCGTTTCAGCTCTGCGATGTCCGACCGCATAGGTTCGGAGGCCTCCCGCAATGCCGTGACGGCTTCGGCTAGATGCCTGATGCCCTCGGCCATGGCCTCCTGGTGGGCCTCGATCCGGCCCACGCTGCGCTCGATGCTGTTTTCCTGCCTCGGGGTCATGGTCAGAACCCATACCGATCTGACACCCACGCCTCGCATTCAACAATCTCGACAGAGGTTGCCACTCGGTCCAGGACGATGAAGGCTTGAAGGTAGCCGTCAAAGGGAAGCGACGCGTTTCCACGGCGTCCCAGATACAGCGCGTAGTTCCCGAAGTTCCCGGTGCCTTTAGAGCCAGTCCCGTTTACCGCAGCAACTTCATTTCGGCGCATCGTGGATAGATTGCCGGAAATGTCATGTGTGATTGTCAGAAGCGCGTGGTCAGGGTCCGCCTGTGTAGAATAGGAAGCTTGGCTAAAATTAGCCGTGTTGCTTCCTCTGGCAAGGGCAGACCATTTCTGTGTTGCGTCGTTATCGGTTACGAGAAACCAGGCTCCATTATTGGTGCCAGCGTTAGCCGACAGTTCAGCCGCTACGCTCGTCCCCACGCCGCTGGCCTTGTAGACAAGTGCGAAAATCGTGCATTCGTCCGATCCAGTGAAGTCTATGGCCGAGGTAAACAGGCAGTGATTGCTCGCCTTGGTGAATTGCACTCTGCCGATGCCAGTCGTTTCCTGGTATATCGGCTTGTTCGATGACGCCTGTGTGGCGTGATTGCTGTTGCCGGATTTGTCAGCCCAGCGTCCAACGCTTTGCCCCGCCGCAGTGACGGGTGTAGTGCCAGCCGAGTCCTGGAACAGAGTTGCAGCATCTTCGGCGTCATACCAGACGCGGAGATTTGCCCCAAAGATGACGTCAGGGCTTCTCGCTGCCAGGGTCGTAAAGTTGGCCGTGGTAATGGCCGACTGAACCGACCAGCCATTTTCCGCCACGACGCAAAGCTTATAGGCCGTGCTGGGCGCTGCTGTATTCAGCGAGATCGCAAGGTCAGTCCCGGCACTGGCCCGGTTGCACCATACAACGCCATAGCCGACAGCATTCGTGACCCGCTGCTCTTTGATTTCGCGCCACGTCGGGTCTGGATCGGCTTGCGGGATGACGGCCCAGAAAGCGTTATTGTTCCCCACACTGGTCCTGAGTGTGCCAGTGAAGCCAATTGAAGTTGGCGTCAAGGTGATGTTGCTGACGACAGGCGTGGTGTAGTTCAGAACATAGGAGGACCGCTCTGCGCCCCATGACGTGATGTTCTGGTTAGCACCCTTGCCAGCCGCAGCCGCAACCCCTGCCGCGTGAACCTGCAAGGCGTTCTGCAAGGTGGGAATGTCAGCCATTTCCCAATTCGGGTAGTTCGTATCCCAATCGGCCTCAACCCAGGATTGGCTATCGACGTTTCCTGTTTGAGTGATTGCCGGGGTTGCGTCCAAGACTGACGAGGTTGCGCGGAAAACGCTGTTCAAAAGGTCGTTTGTGCCGCTCGCCGAACCGCGAATACGAAGGCCGCCTTGCGGATTGGATAGTGGGAAGCTCGCCCCGAACTTCGGAAGCCAGGTGGTGTTGGTAATCGAAAGGCCGACAGGCTGACCGCCAGACGATTTGCCGAACGAAATCTGATACAGCGAGTTGTCGGAAACAAGAACGTTCCGCACGTTATGGGTTTGGTTGCTGTCGCCTCCGTAGAGGCTTTGCCACGCGCCACGGCTATCCCCCGCGATGAAGGCGCTGGCTTCCACGGTAGACTGACCGCCGAAAAATTGAGTTCCGTCGCAATGCGGCGCGCCTGTATCCGTGACGATTGCCATCGGTCGGCTAACAAGGTTGCCGCCGAACAGGCCAGGAGTGGAAGGCGGGCGGATGCCGTCATAGTAAAACAGATCGACCCAGTTCCCGACGATCTCCCACCATCCCGTGACGGACGCGGCATAGATAGCGGAAGGATCAACCCCGGCCCCGCTGATGACGTTATCTCGCACCGAAACCCGGCGAACGTCCCCGGAGAAGTAAACGCCAGCCGCGCCTGGGAATGTCGAAGCACCTCCGCTGTAATCCCCATTCGGAAGTGGTCTGGAGCAAGAGAGGTAGGACCGCAGAACGTGGATATCAGCGCAGAAGTTGCCGCCGCCTGAGACCACAATGTTGATCGCGTTGACCTTGCCTCCCGCCGTCGATCCGGTGACAAAGCGCAGGTTATCAAAGATCAGCCTCTTGGTGTTGTAGGTTGCCCAAGCGACGAAGTGCTTCCGGCTGTCGTTGCTGGTGTCTGCAAGCCCTGCGGTGGTCGTCGGGCGCGGGTCTGCGCCATCGCCAAGGATTGTGGCCCAGTTGAAGTCCCCGCCACTGTTCCATGTGTTTAGGACGGTCAGGCCAGCCGCTTCCCGCACAAGGATCGTCTTGGCCGCAGAGTTGGCAGGCGTCAGGGCGTCAAATTGCGCCTGGTTCGCTACTGCCTTGTAGCCGCTGATGACCTGCACCGGCCAGCCGCCCACGTCATAGGTGCCGACAGTCTGCGATCCGTTAGGGGTGATGACGCCCGAGGTGACCGAGAAGTTGCCATAGGTGCCATTGGCCGGGGGCGTGCCGGGGTAGAGGTTTGTATCGAAGGCGCCCGTTCCCGTGGCGTTGTCCGCCCCTACGCCGAAGCGGGCGGTGTAAAGCACGCTGGCAGCCCCAGCCGGTGCCGCCGCGCCATAGCCGAAGGTCCGCTGATTGGCCACGCTGTCGGTCACCAGCACGGAAAGCCCGACCACATCGCCCTCGATCAGCACCGTCGATCCGGGCTGCGACACGCCGTTGATCGTCCACTGCGGCGTTGCGCTGGAAATCGTGCCCGCCGTGCTGGCATAGGTGCCCGCCGTGTAGACGCCCGCCGGGGTCTGGCCCGCCGTGTAGGGGCCGAACGTGGGCGCGGCGGTCTGGGTGATGATGGGGGGCGCGGGCGGGGTCGAATCCCGTCGCCCGAGCTTCCTGAATCCATCGAACGGCGAGCTGAGACGCTGCATGGTCGGGGGCCTCTCAGGCGTGGCTGATGTAGATGTTCGACGACGGCACCGCGCCCCAGGCGTACAGCCGGTTCGCGCCCGCGGTGCCCGGCGCCAGGTCCGCCATCGCCAGCGCGACCTCGACCTGCCCGGCGTGGTACTGCACCGCATTGTCGAGGTCGGCGGGCGGCGTCGCGCCGACGGTGGCGACCAGGTAGACCGACCCGCTTTTCACCTGGAAGGTGACGGTGGTGGCGTCGGAGTTCGTCAGCTGCGTCCAGGCGTTCGCCGGGACGGAAACGGTATCGGTGCGGGCCATGATGGTCTCCTGAAGGGTTGGGGTCAGGCGATGTCGCCGGCGACGACGACGGTGATGAAGCCGTTGTTCGGGAAGGTCTCGACCACGCCGCCGGCATAGGTCACCTCGAACTCGGCATCGCAGAGCTCAGGCACGGCGGTGTCGCCCGCCTGCCAGTCATAGGCGACGGTGGGCAAGCCGGTGGCGGTGACGATGACGGCGGCGGCGCGGGTGATCCTGACCGTCCCGGTGGCGCGGGACCGCATGTTGAACCGCACGGTCGCGCCCGTCAGGTCGATCTCGGCCGCGGGGGTCAGGGCATAGACAAGGCGCGGGCCAGTGTCGGCCCGCTTGATGGTGAACGTCGGTTGCATGTTACCCCTCGATGATCTCGCCCGACCGCAGGCTTGCGCCCAAGGTGCCGGTCCTGATGCCTGTGCCTGCCAGCGCGCCGCCACGGTCCGCCCCGGCCAGGACGCCCGCGCGGACGGATGCGGTGATGGTCCCGCCGTTCGTGGCCGCGCCCGGATAGGCGTCGCGGGCTCCGGTGATCCCGGTCGCCACCACGGGCGCGAAGATCACGTCCGCGAAGACCGCCAGCCCGGGGGCCAGCGTGACCGAACCGGGAACGACGGCCGGCGCGAAGATCGCGTCGATCCCGTCCACCAGCGGCGCGCCAAGGCTGACTGCCCCCGGCTGGACGACCGGCCCGAAGATCCCGTCAGCCCCGGTCACCAGCGGCGGCGACAGCGCCACAGCACCGGGCAGCACGGTCGGCCCGTAAATTGCATCCCCACCCGCCACGATCGGCGGCGACAGGGTGACAGCCCCCGGCACCACGGTCGGGGCGTAAATCGCGTCGGCCCCGCTCGTCAGGGGCGGCGCAAGGCCGACCGCGCCAGGCACGACGGTCGGGCCGAAGATGCCGTCAGGGCCCGTGATAAGCGGCGGGGCCAGCGTCTGCGACGGCGGCACCAGCACCACCGCAGGCGCGAAGATCGCATCCGCACCATCGACCAGCGGTGGCAGGGCCGTGACCGCGCCCGGCGTCACCGTCGGGGCGAAGAACCCGTCCGCCCCGGTGACGAAGGGCGGGGCAAGGGACACCGCGCCGGGGATGACCGTGGCAGCGAAGAAGGCGTCGGCCCCGGTGACTAGGGGCGGAAGCAAGTCCTGTGCCGGGGCTCCCGAAGCCAGGGCAATGTCAAACCCGCCGCCCGGATTGCGGAGTTCGACATCAAAGCTCATGCGGCGATATCCAAGGCCGACCGCCCGACATGCGTCCCGTCCTGGTAAGCGTCCACGTAGTAGCTCAGCGCGTTGTCATAGACCGTGAAGCTGAAGGCCGTGGTGCCCGCCGTCAGGGTCTGTTCCTGTAGTGCCTCGCCCGTGCTGGCGCGGATCAGCTTCAGGTCGGTCGGCAGGGCGGCATTGTTGCCCGTTATGCTGCCCGCGACAGTGTAGGTGCAGTGGTGCAGCGTGGCGAAAGCGACCATGCCGAAGCGCGCGGTGGCCGGGGCGAACAGCCGGAAGCTGCGCGCGGATTCGATGTTCATCCGACCGCTGTCTGCATCCTGCGCAAACCGCTTGAAGGCATCCCGCGCCCGCGCCCATACCTGCGTGCAGCCGAGTTCCGCGTCGGTCTGCATTCCATCGGCATAAAGGTCCTGCCAGCCAGCGCCGGGGCCTTCACCTGCAAGATATTCGGCCATCAGGACATAGGCATTGGCCGCGTTTGTGTTCCAGATCGTCATGTAGACCCCGACCGCCGCCAGCCAGTAGTTCGCCGGGGTGATCGAGATCGAAAAGCTGTTGACGGCCACAAGGTTGACCAGACCGGCATTGAAGTTGGTCATGCTCTTGAAGATCGTGTGCGATGCTGCCCCGATGCCTTGGGCGGGAACGTCGCTTTCGTAGTTCAGGAAGATGTAGCCGTTGATGTTGGTGACATAGGGGGTCGCTGCCGAGGCATAGCCGTCGATCACGATATCGTTCGCGCCCGCCGCAAGGGTGATCCCCGCGCCTTGGGCAGACCCGCCGTCGATCCGCTGTTGCAGGCAGAACATGCCGCAGACCACGTCAGAGACCCCGGTGTAGGTGCGATAGGCCTGCCCACCAGCCCGCCAGAGGTAGTTGACCGAGGCGCTGGTGTTGAAGTTGATGTTGAAACCCGACTGCCGCAGGGTGATCGTTCCAGGCTCGCCGACGATGTATTCCCGCTTGAACCGCGCCGCGTCCCCGACCGCGTTGATCAGCGGAGACGGCAGTTCGACAGGCAGAAGCACCGAGTTCAGAACCCTCGTCGTTCCCGCAAGGGTGAACTTGTAGGTGACATAAAGCTTCACCGTCACATGGTTGCACTCGGCCACCGTCGCCCAGAGTTGCAGGTTGTGCGCCACCGTCGGATCAGGCACGGCAGGGCGGTAAATCCAGCGGCAGTAGCGATCCGACGCCAGCGCCCGTTCCTGCAGGCCAAAGGCCGTCGCCGCGCCGCCGTCGATATTGGCGCTGATGGTGAAGTCCACCGCCGCTGTCGATGCCTCGTTCCCCTCGATCACAAGGAACCAGTCCACGATGACCGGACTGTTCTCGGGCAGGATGCCGCCGCTGGTCAGTTGCGGGATCTGGTTCGTGCCGAAGTTGGTCGCCGTGGTCGGAAGCGCCGCGACAAGGCTTTCCAGCGGAATGCGCACCGTCTTGATCTGGGTCGCCGCCGTGTCGTCGTAGGTGTAGGTGATGTAAAGCAGGCCAGTGACGTTCGTCATGCCCAGCGTCGTGCCGCTGTTCTGGTCGAAGTAGACCTGCAAATCGCAGGTCATCGAGGAGCCGGTCCAGTTCGTCGTGAAATGCGAGGTGAAGTCGTGCGGCGACAACACCCCGGCGATGTTCTCGCCCGTGTTCGTGATATCGTCGGTCTCGGTGATCGTCGTATAGGCAGCCGCGCCAAGCCGCAGCCCCACCCGGTATTCGTTGATCGTTCCGCCTGTCGCCGTGATCAAGTCTTGAAACCCCACTTCGGCAAAGACCGACACGAAGGTCGGGCTGGCCTCGGGGATTTCCACCGTGATCTGCGTCAGGTTGGTGACCGTGGCATCCGCGACCGTTCCCGTTGTCATCGGGAAGGCGTAGACGATGGTCTTTTCAACGATTGCCATGGGTCACTCCTGCCCGCTCACCCGGATCAGGCCCCCAGCCGGAAGATGCCGCTGGCGTTCCAGTTCACGTTGATGTCGCCGCCGTTCGGGGTGACCGGCAGGCCGGTGACGCCGGTGTCGATATAGGCGACCAGGCGCGAGGTGGCGGCGCTGCCCGTATCGACGTAGATCACGATCGCCTCGACCGTGGCACCCGTCACCGCCGGGAAGACGCTGTTGGCCGCGTCGAAGGTGCCGTCGGTGAAGGTCTTTGTCCCAAGCGTCTGGTCCGTACCCACCCGGCTTGCGCCAAGGTCATCCACGAAGTCGTGCGCGGCGTCGTAGGTGTAGACCCCGGTATCGACCAGCGCGGCCTTGACCGTGCCCGCCAGCGACGTGTTGGCGGTGCCCTGCATCAGGGCCTCCTTCCACTTCGGGTAGATCGCGTTTGCCATGGATATGCTCCTGTGTTCGCCTGAAGGCGGTGATGTGGTGCGGCGGTGCCGGGTGGGGTCAGATCGCGCCGTAGGTATTGAAGAAGGCGTCAAGCTGCGCGGGATCCTTGCCCTGCACGGTGCCAAGCGCAATCACGAGGGGATCATTGCGAAGGACGATGCTGGGGCGGATTGCGCGGGCCTTGGCAGCGAAGCGTTGGCCCTGAGGCAGTTGCGCGATCAGTGCATTCACGGGGGCCGGGGGTGTCCCGGTCAGCCATGCGTCGCCTTCGGCTTCCGTAATCCAGCCTTCGGTGACAAGGCCGATCAGCAGTTGCGCGAAGGTGATCTGTGTGGTCTGCGCCGTTGCCGCTTGCAGGGCATCGGCGGCAGCTTCCTCTTCTGGCGTGTATTGCCGCTGCGTTTGCGCGCCCGTGACAGCATCAGTGATGACTGCAAAGCGTGGCATTATTGGCCCTCCCCTAAGTCTGGCAATTCACCGGATTCCATACACGCGAACCGACCCGCCATCGAATGTGCCAGGGGTGGAGACTGTAATTGTGGTCGATGCGGTCGTTATGTTGGTATCGCCAGCCCTCGGATTGGCGGCACCGGAATCGCTTACACCGGCATTTGCCAAGGTGGCTGCAAATACGCCGTCTGAAAGGTCTATGTCGATAAAGCCACGAATGGTATCAGCCGTCCCTAGCAGATCATAAACCTGCACCCCGTTGAGATTTATCTGTGACGATCCAGTCTCGCCAACCCCGACAAAGACAAGTCGCAAGAAGCTGTAGATGGACAAGTCAAGGCTCGCCAGGCTCTGGCTGCTGCCGCTGGTCGTGGGAATCGTGCCGAGAAGAGTGGGCCCAAGCCGCAGGCCAATCGGCACGCTTGGGTCTTTCTCTGCGATGGCGATCGGGTTATCCCGCAGAGCCGTGATCGTCGATCCGCGCGGGCGGCCACCGGCCTGAACGGCGCTGTTCGGAAGCGAGGTATACGAGGTCACAGCCATCTCCAGGGTTGCGGGTTGCCGTCAAGGTCAAGGTCGTCATCGTCCAGCCAGTAGCCGATGGTGGCTTTCTCGGTCGGGCTGGCGCTGGCCCATTCGGGCACGGTGTCGTCGACCCATTCCCACAGCGCGCCGACCATGTTGTTGTCTTCGGCCTCGAAGGCATAGGCGGCACCGGCGATGATCGTCTCGGCCTTCGTGACCAGCCAAAGGTTCGTCTCCGGCGCGCCGGTGAAGTCGGTGTCGGCGTAATGCGTGACCCGCACCTGGTCGCCGGTCCAGACGGTCGGCGCGGCCAGCGAAAAGCTGATCTTGCGCCGCACGTCGCGGAACCGGCCGACATAGACCCCGGCCAGGTTCACGGCCAGCGCGTCGCTCGGGATCCAGCGGCTGAACATCTCGCGCGCGGTGGCCGTCTGGTATTGCGTCTCGGCCAGAACGTCCCGGTATTCGCGGGCGGACTCGAAGTTCGTGCTGTCCTTCATGTTGCCGACCCAGGACCGGGGCCGGTAGTAAAGGATGAAGCGCGAGGCCCGCTGTTCGGGGTGCGCGATTTCCTTGAAGCTGCCCTTCAGGATGTCGGCCTGCCAGTCGATCAGCACCGGCGACGCCTCGGGGGCCTGCGCCTTGAACTTGATCTCCTGCAGCCGCTCATCCCACCAGAGGTGCATCAGCATCGAGGCACAAATTTCCCCGGCCAGGTCCTCGACCGGCGTCGGCTCGGTGATGTAGCTGGTGAAGGTATACTCCGCCCGCCATTCGTCGGTTTCGGCCTGCCAGTCCACGAAGGGCACGAAGGTCGAAGGGATGCCGCCGCCGACCTCGATGATGTCCTTCATGATCACGTCGCCGCGCACGCCCTCATAGGCGATCACGCGCTGCACGCGGGCGGCCTGCTTCTGCGTCGCGGCGGTCGTGTTCAGGACACCACGGATGCAGCCGGTGAAGGTCAGTGTACCAGCCGCACCGCTGCGCCCGGTGTAGGACAGAAGTTCGGACCCGATGCGCAGATACCCGGTCGCGGGATAGTCGGACTCGTATGCGTTGATGACCGCGAAACTGGTCTGCACCGCGTCGATGTCGAGCTGCAGCTCACCCGGCGACAGGGCCGGATAGCGGACGCCCGTGTCGGTGATCTGGCTCAGGATGTCCTTCGCCGTCACCTGCACCTGTTGCGCGGTCCGGTCGACCTTCGTCATCCGGTAGACCCGCTTTGTCATCGCGGCCAGCGTGTCGCCGCGGTTGCCTTCGTAGACCTCGACCGTGTTGCCTTCGTAGAACGGGTTCCGCCGCAGCCACTTGCCCCAGCGCGTGCCAAGGGTCATCGGGTCATAGGCGCGGGTCAAAAGGTAGTCATCGAAGCCCACGTCGTTGTGCGGGTAGTCCGCCAGCGGAATCTGCACCACGGCGCGCAGGCCGATTGAGGCCTTGTCGTCATCGCCGTCGGCGACGTTCAGCTCGGTCGGCGCATACTGCGGCGCGCCGATCAGGCCGGGTTCCGCCAGCGCGGGCTGATAGGCGCCGGGCGTGTCGATCCACTGATGGCTTTCGTCCTTCGCCACGAAGTCCATGACGATCTCGGCCGTCATGTCCAGCGCCGCCCGGAAGCGGCAGGTGGCATCCGTGTTCCAGCAGGCCGCGCCGGTGGCGTTGCAGGGCGCGACCCCGAAAGTGCGGCTGCACTTCGGCTGCCGGATCCGCACAACGGTCAGCGGTTCCTTCGTGAAGGTCATCCGGCATACCCCGTCACGGGCAGCGAGACGGCCACGAAGTCGCGCACGCCCATCAGCTGCGGCGCCACGTCCTGCCCGGTCCAGCACCAGCCCACGTCAGCCGCCCCAAGGCGCGAGGGGTTGCCAATGATGCCGAAGGGCCGGTTGGGCAGCGTCTTGGCGAAGGGCTCGAAGTTCGCCTCGTACCAGGCCTGCGTGAGGTGTTCCCAGGAATACTCCGCCTTCTGCGAAATGCGCCGGACGATCTGGCCAACCCACTGCCCGCCCTCGGTCTGCTGCGGCTCGGCCTCGGTCATCCGGTTCCATGTCAGGGGGCCGTGGCCGCCGTAGAAGGGCCGCTCCATCTGCAGGGCGACGCCCGCGCGGATGATGCCGATCTGCGCATCCGCCGACGCGCCGGTGACCTGCAGCCGGATTTCCCGGATCACATAGGGCGTGCCCGCGTTGTTGATCATGACGGCGATGGTGTCATTGTCCGCCGGCACGACGGTCGCCCGGGTGGTGTAGGGGCCGCCGACAACCGAGGCGGTCTGGACCAGCACCGTGCTGCCGGTGGACCCCAGATTGTGCGCCGCGATGAAGACGGTATCGACGTTCTGGTTCGCGGCGGTCTGCAGCGTCCAGTTCGAAGGCAGGGCGCCGCAGGCCCACCGCTGGGCGGTCAGGTCATTGGCGGCCAGCGCCCCGTTCGTGCCGCCCGCCGTGACGGTGCCGGTTATGGGTGCCCAGAGGATCCGCGCGTGGTTCAGGGGCTGGTTCGCGCCAAGGGTGTAGCCCGCAAGGTTCAGGGTCATGTGCCGACACTCACGTTCAGCCGAATGCCGTTCCGCTGCGCCTCGTTCACCCTGACAGCAATGGCCCGCGCCGTACGCTCGCCGATGCCGAAGGGATCGTTGACGAAGGTGATCCCCAGGTTCTGCGTGGCCTGTTGCGCCGGGGCGGCTGCGGATGCACCGCTTGCGCTTGCCGCGCCACCGCCCCCGGCAGCCCCGCCCTTCGCGCCCCGGATCGCCTTAACGAAGCCCATGCCCTGCGCGATGACCTTGGCGGCCGCGGCAAAGCCAAAGGTGCCTTTCTTGATCTCCTGGCTGGCTCCGATGAAGGTGTTCACCAGCGCCAGCGCCGCGCCCGCCTTCTGCGATCCGGCAAAGAGGGTATCGAGCCCGCCCAGGATGTCGCTCACCATGCCGTTCGTCGCGCTGACCGCGCCCGCGCCCATGGCGCTGACCGCCGTCGCGACAATGCCGTTCGACGCCTCAATGCCCTGGGCCAGGCCAAGGCCGATGTTGTTGCCGACCTCGGCGAAGACGGTGGAAGGAGAATGGATGCCCAGCGTGTCGCGGGCGATTTGCGGGATCTGCGCGAAAAGGGCGGCGAAGGCTTCCTTCTTCTCGTTCATCGCGTTCATCGCGCCCATGAATGCGCCGTTGACGATGCCAGCGCCCAGCATCTGGCCTCCCATGGTGCCGCCCGCCACGCCGTAGCCCCCGGCCGTGCCGCCGCTGATGTGGCCCTCACCGAAGGCGCCAGTCATCCATCCCGCGCCCTCGCCGAAGTTTTCCGGGCTATCCAGCGATCCGGGCTTGAAAGCCTCGGCGACGGCCCGGCCGACTTCCTTCGCCTTGGTCACCACGGTGTCGAGCAAGGTCAGAAAGGCGTTGACCTTTTCCATCACCCAATCGACTGCACCGCCAACCGCAGTCTTGAACTCGCCGAAAGCAGACACTGCACCCGACGCGAACTTGGCGATCAGCTCGATCGCGCCGGCCACCGATCCGGCAAGCAGCCTCATCGCAGGCAAAGCATACTTTTCAATGGCCGGGACGACGTAATCGGTCATCGCTGGCAGGAGCTCATTCGCGGCTGCAAGCTTTGCCGCCTCAAAGCTTGCAGTAAGGCCATTCATCTTTTCATCGAACTTGCCGGCGGCCTCGATTGCATCTCCGCTCAGAACGACGCCAAGCTCGCGCGCGCGATCAACCAGGCTCTTGACCTGCCCCGGCGTCCCAGACAGTGCGGCCCCCATGCTGGCCCCTGCCCGCCCGAATAGGTCGGTCGCCACCGCCGCGGCTATGGCGGGATCCTTGGTTGCCTCCATCGTCGCCACGAAGGCGGCCATGGCCTTGTCGGTATCAAAGCTCGCGTCGGCCAGCTGCGCCTGGCTGATCCCGAGCTTCCCGAAGGCCGCGATCGCCGCCGCTGACCCCTCGCGCGCCTCGCCCAGCGTCTTGTTCAGCCTGGCGGCGGCACTGGCGAACTCTTCGTCCGTCATGTCCGCCGCTTCCTTGATCGCGAAGCGGTACTCCTGGAAGGCGGTGGTCGACATGCCAGCGGCCTTGGACGCATCGCCGATCGCATCACCGAAGGCGGCCGAGCTGCGGACGAAGGCAAGGGCCGCGCCGGTGACGGCCGCAACGCCAGCCGCGACGACCGCCATGTTCTTGCCAAAGCTCAACGCCATGCCGCCCGCCCGCTGCAGGCCGCCACCCATGCGCGCGGCGGCCCCCTGCAGCCCGGACATGGCCCCTTCGGCCTTTCCCATCTGGCGCATCAGCGGGCCGACATCGGCGGTCACGTCGATGACGATTTCGCCGACTACACTCGACATGCGTGTTCCCTTTCAGCTTCGGCGAGCATCGCCTGCAGTTCCTTGATTTCCGCCTTGGACAGCCCCTGCTTCGGCGGCGGGGACAGCGTTTCGACCAGCCACCAGAAGTGGTCCGGCTCCATCCGCCAGAACTCGGACGGCGCGACCGACAGTTTCGCGACCGCGATCTGAAACGCCGTCTTTACGAAGCGGTGGCTTTTCCCGGCGCGTCGGCTTCGTCATCCGCCGGGGGCGCGCCGCCCATCAGGCAGGCGACCAGCGCATTCATCGCCATCATCCCGGCGATCTCGGCCGGGTCAGGATCGCCCGCGACGCGCGCCTTCCCGGCGGCCTGCAGGTTGGCCATGATCTCGGCATGGACCTCGCCGTCGGTGACCTTGGCCCCGGCAAAGCGAAGCATCGTAGCATAGGCCCGGGCCACCTTGAAGAAAGGCACCTTCTCGCGCCACGTCCCGATCTCGCCCAGGGTGACGATCTCTTCAACCGCCGCACCGACTTCGAACGCTTGGCTCGCGGGGATGACATAGGCCGCCCCGCGCCAGTTCATGCGGATGGCTGCCATCAGGAATGGGTCCACGCGCCCGAGGACGTGAACTCGGCCGAGAAGGTCGATTCCGCGTCATGCGGGTTGCCCTCTTCGTAGCTCGTGAAGAAGAAGTTCCCGGCGATCGTGTCTTTCGCCGCCAGCGCATCGCCGAACTTGAACGTAAGGTCGGTCAGCAGCTTCGAGGCCGCCGTGTCGAAGGCGATGTCGCGCAGGGTCGGGCTGGAATACACGCCCTCGACCGTCAGCGTGATCTGTTGCGTGGCGACGGCGGCCAGGACTTCGGTGATGCCAGCCGAGTCCTTGTCGGTCACGTCGATCGCCTCAGCGCCCCAGCTGATGGTGCTGACGCGGACACCGGCGATCGGCACCGCGTTCTTGGAAAGGACGGCAAGCCGCCCGGCGTTCTTGGCCATGGTGGTAGTCTCCTACGGTTGAAGGGAGTGTCAGGTCTTGTCGAGAAGCAGCCGGTATTCGCAGACGCCGTGAAAGCTGCCGTCCGGCATCCGGTCGCAGCGGCTGAGCTCGCGCTGCACGGTCACGGTCAGGAAGCCGGTGACGGCCAGGACGCCCCGGTGCAGGCGGTCGTAAATGCGCCCCTGGATGTCCTTCGCCTCGGCCATGCTGCCATTCTTGCTGCGCGTGTGGATGCGCGCCACGCCGTCAAAGCCCGTGCTGTTGGCCGTATCAAAAGGGGCAAGCGAGATGAAGCCGACCTCGACATAGGGCCAGTTCGCCCGTGATCCGCCGTCCGCCGCTTGCGGGGCGCTGTCATAGGCGGTCAGGCCAAGGCCCGACAGCGCCTGGTAAAGGGCCTTCTGGATCTCGAACTCGGCCGACGCCATGTCAGGATCAGTAGCGCAGGTAGGACGCGACCAGGCCGACGCCGCCGGTGATGGTAACGACGCCTTCCAGATACTTCTTGATGCTGTCGAGCGGGATCACACGCGCCTGACCGGCGGGGATTGAGCCCACGGCATAGGACGCAGCGCTCACGGTGCCATAGCCGTCCACCGGGATCGCGGTGCTGGCAAGGCTGCCCGTGATGGTCGGCGACAGCGCGCCGCCAGTCGGGTTGCGCAGGATCAAAACGCCACCCGGTGCGCCGGGCTCGAAGGGCAGCGTGTCGCTGGCCGAAAGGGTCAGCTCCGACATGGCGCGAACGCCAAAGCCGGTCATTGAGGTTGCGGTAATGGCAGCCATGGGTCAGCCTCCTGATGCCTTGCGCTTGCGGGCGAGACGCGCCAGCAGCTTCGTCACGAAAATTTCCAGATAGCGGCGGTCGAGATCGGGCCGCAGCGCCTGCAGGGTCTGCAGGAACATCGCGTGTTCCACCCCGTCCGGCCCCTGCCCGTATTCGAGGAACCGCCAGTAGAACGCCTGCGGCGCGACCCGCACGGTCGCGGCGATGGTGTTCCGCGTGCCCCGCTCGCGCTTGGCCTTGACGGCACCGGCCAGGACACCCTGGTCCTTCGGCGCGCGCTCGGCCCCTTCCTTGGCGAAGTCCTTCGCCACGTCGAAAACCGTGGCCCGCATCAGGTTCCGCGCCTCGTTCGTCGCGATCGTCTGCAGCACCCGGTTCACATCCGCGATGCCCCGGATGGTCACGTCGAGGTTCACTGCGCGACCCCCCGCTCGGCCTCGATCACTAGGCGCAACTCGCGCGCGCCCATGTCCCGGATGCCCCGGATATTGTAGGCCACGCCCTGCCAGATGATCCGGTCCCGCGGCTCGATGTCGCGGCGGTTGTGGATCGTGAAAAGGACGGTGAAGGTCGCGGTCACGCGGCCCTCGATCATGCTCTCGTTGCCCGCCTTGGCGACCACGTTCGCCCAGATCGTCGGGCTCTCGGCGAAGTCAGCCCAATCCTCGGTGATCCCGCCCGCGCCATCCGCCGTGCGAACGATGCGCTGCAGCGTGATCCGCTGGTCCATGGCGCCGATCGGGGTGCGCTTCATCCCGCAGCCCAGCCGATGCGATGAATCGCCGTCAGCGCCTGCACGGCCATCGGCACTTCCACCATGGTGCCATCGCTGACCGCGCTCCGGTTTTCGTAGAGGTGGGCCGCGACCATCAGGATCGCCTGGTTAAGCGCGGGCGGCAGGACGGTGTATCCCGCGATGAAGGTGACCGTCATCGCATCGTCGCGCTTCTGCAGCGGCGGCCATGTCTTGCCTTCCTTCGGCGTCACCACGGCGCGGTCGTCATCGGCGAAAAGATGGAAGTCGGACAGCGTTGCCGTCTGCACCGCGCCAGCCGCGTCGTAGTAGGTGATCGACACCAGCGACTGCACCGGGCTTTTCGGCAGCTCCAGCCGGGCCGGCGCTTCACCGACCGACAGCGCCCAGGTTTCCGCGCCCAGCACCCGACCGGACGTTTCCGCCACGAAGTCATGCGCCGCCAGCCGGAACGCCTCGATCGCGCCTGCGTCATCCTCGGGTTGCCGAAGATGTGCGGCGACCACGGGCGCAGCGACAGGCGCGGCGCTCGGGGTGATGCGGCGCAGAAGCATCAGGCAGCCTTCTCGGGTTTCGGCCCGCGACCGGCAGCCTTCTCGGGTGCGGCGCCCCGCACCAGCTCGGCATGACCGGCGGCAACGACGGACTCGGCCTCTTCGGCAGACACCTCGATCACGTCGCCGACGTTCTGCGCGCCGTCGTTCGTCGTGCGGGGGACAAGCAGCCTGATCTTCATGGGGTGATCCTTTCACGCTCGGCTTGATAAGGCGGCGGGTCTCCCCGCCGCCCCGAAAGCCGATCGGCCCGAAGGCTGATCAGGCGTTGCGCAGGTACTTGACGGCGCCGGTGTCGGCCAGCTCGCCGTCCAGGCGGATGTAGCCGGCAATGCCGAAGCCCGGCCAGAAGTCCTTGTCCTGGATCGCGCCGATCAGGGGCGAGCCCACTTTGCGGACGTAGTACTTCGAGAAGTCACCGAACGCGATGATCCGGGCGGCGGCGGCCTGGGCCGAAGCCATGTCCTGGTTCACCGAGTAGGGCTTGCCGAGCAGAAGGTCAGGCTGGCCGGTGCGGACATCGCCCATCTGCCAGAGATAGTTGCCCTGGCCGTCCTTCAGGCGGCGGATCGCCAGCATGATGTTGTCATGGAACATCCAGCGGCACTTGGGCGACCGGCGGTAAGCCGGATCGACCGCGTGCTGCAGGCCGATGATCTCGTCAGCGGTCACGGCGGTGGCCGAGGCAGCGGTCACGCCCAGCGACGCGGCGGTGATGATGCCGTTCGGCTGGCCGGTGCCGGTGCCGGTGGTCAGCCACAGGTTCGCGCGGCGGCCGAGGCGTTCACCCAGAAGCGAGCCGAGCAGCTGCTCCATGTTGAAGATCGAGTCGTTCGCAAGCTCGAAGGACACGCGCAGCCATTCGGTCGATGCCGAGAAGGCGTCGAGCTGACGCTGGGCAAAGACGACATCTTCCGAACCGTCGTCGGTCAGGGTGACACCTTCCGACTGCGCTCCGGCGACCTTGGCGGTGTCATCGACGAACGGCATCGGCATCGGGTTGCCCGAGGCCGTGTTGATGACGGTGCAGATGTCCTCGTCGTACATCGGCCCCCAATCCTTCATCGCACGGATCAGGATCGCCTGCAGTTCGGTCGGCACGGTGAAACCACCCTGCGAGCCGGTGCCGGCGGTCTGCGCCCGCTGTTCGATCTCTTCGAAACCGGACTGCAGCACGGCGCGGGCGTCCGGGCGCATCGAGCCCATGTCGCCGGCATTGCGCAGGTACTCCGCGAAGGCCTCGCGGTAGGTCACCGGCTTACCGTCGTCGGACCCTTCGGCGCGGCCGTCCGTGTTCGGGCGGCGCGGGTCGGGCTGGTTCAGCACGTTCCGGGCACGCTCCAGCTTCTGCTCGCGCTCGATCTGCGCGCCGATCTGGTCGAACTCGGCCAGCATGGCATCGAATTCGCGGTTGATCTCGGCCGCACGAGCCTCTTCGGTCGTGTCCGTGATCTCGTTCAGTTTCGACTGTGCGGCCGCATGGATGCGCGCCTGCTTCTCACGAAGCTCAACAATCCGGGACATGGGATGCTCCTTTGTGTCCGGGTTTCAGGGATGGGCTTCCGGCGCGCCGCCGTTCAGCCGTTCTCCGCGCCTTTGAGGCGCAGGTTCATTTTCATGCGGTGGCGCATCGCCGCCGCGCTGAAATTCTTCCGCTTCGTCTCCTGCCGGTGCGCTTCAAGGCTCCGCAGGCCGATGCTGGTCCCGTCATAGGCCGGGGTGGTGACGATCGACACGTCATGAAGGCGCGCCTTGCGGATCGTCCTGACCGGGATCTCGCCGCTATCGTCCCACTCCTGCACCTCGGGCCAGAAGGCGAAGCTCATCTTGTCGAGGTCGCCGCGCTTCATCTTCGGCACGATCGACAGCACATCGGGGTCGGTAGCATCGAGGACCGTCTCCATCCGCAGGCCTTTGCTGTCCTGCGTCAGCGTCAGCGTGCCCGACCGGGTGCGCGCGAGCGGCAGACCGTCATGGTTGATCAGGAACACCACGTCATCCCGGCCGATCGCCTCATCGAAGGCACCGGGCGCGATCACCTCGCGGAACATCCCGCCAATGTCGGTCTCCTGGTTGAAGACGGCGGCATAGCCGGCGACGCGGACCTCATCGCCCTCGGCACGAATTTCGGCGGCGATCCCGCCCCGGATTTCACGCTCCATCGCTTTCCCCCTGTCCCGCGCCACCGGCGCCCTGGTCGTCATCCGTGGCCGTGCCACCTGTCGCGGCCTGCTTTCCGGCCTGCGCGATGGGCACCATCGCGCCCTGCACCAGAAGGACGCTGCCCGCAGGATCATCCGGGCGGTTCTCCATCTGGCGCGCCTCGTTCGGCATCAGGATTCCGTTCTGGATCGCCGTGCCATAGCCCTGCATCCGCGACGTGAAGTCGCCGCGCAGCAGGCCGTCCATGTTCAGCTCGACGAAGTAGCGCTTGTTCTGTCGCCCGAAGAGCTTCAGGTTCAGCTCCTGCTCGAAAGCTTCGACCCAGCGCTTCAGCGTGTGCTTTACGAAGTGCAGATCCTGTTGCTCGGTGTTCGAGAAGGTGCCGTGTGTCAGATCCTGCAGAAACGTGGGCGGAAGCGCGTAGATGCGCGCGATCTCTTCGACCAGGAACCGCTTCAACTCCAGCAGCTGCGTCTTCTCGGCATCCGCGCCGATCGGCTTGATCTCCAGCCCGGACGGAAGGACCAGCGCCTGCCGCCGTTCCTTGGCGGCCTTGCGCACCGCGGCCTGAAGATCGTCGGCCGCGACGCCCATCGTCTTGCCGGACTGGAAGTTCCCTGTCACAGCGAAGGGCGGAACGCCGCCGTTCTGGAAGTACTTCGAGGCATAGTCATTCGCGGCGATCGCCAGTGCCACGACGCCACGGTTCGTCATGATCGGCCCGCGATGCCCCAACCCATCGGCCTTCAGCATGAACGGAATGTCGATGATCTCGGATGCCGCGTAGGTAATTGAGTCTTCACCAGCGCCGCCGTGGTAATCGTAAAGCTTCTTGCCACCCGTGCGCCGGATTTTCACCTTCGACGGTTCAAGCGGCACCAGGTTGACAATCTCGCCCAGCCCGTTGCGCTGGATCCATGCCAGCCCCCGTCCGCCCGTCAGCACCTGTTCGAACAGCCACTTGCGGAACTCGAAGGACGATTGCTCTTCGTTCGGCGCGTCGT